CGATAAGTTTGGTCGTATAGATGAGTATATGCGCGAGCAGAAACTTGCCTCTATGTCTGAACGGTCACCTGTTTTGTTTGGCATGGGGCCAGAAGAAGATTTGTTTTCTGATTTCACTATGTCACCTGCTGATATGGAATTTGAAATCATGGAGTTACCACAAGATAGGTGGGACATTTATCTCAATATGATTTCTAGTCACTCAAATATGACCAGTATTCCTGGCCGTTGTTTGCGTTTGGCTGTATTTGAGAAGAAGTCACAGAAGTGGGTTGGTTTCATTCGTCTTGGTTCTCCTGTTATCAATTGTAAACCTCGTAATGAAATGCTTGGCCAAGTATTCACACAACACGAAGGCGGTGCTCAATTGTTCAATCAATGTGCCGCAATGGGTTTTGTGATTGTACCTGCACAACCATTTGGTTTCAATTACCTTGGTGGTAAATTACTTGCAGCCATCTGTTGCTCACATGAGGTCCGTAAAATGCTTGATGACAAGTATAAGATGACCACTTGTTTGTTTGAGACAACCAGTCTGTATGGTTCTTCAAAGGCGGTATCACAGTATGATGGTATGAAACCTCTGATTCGTTTCAAAGGTTTAACTGATAGTGATTTTTTGCCAATGTTGCATGGTAAAACTTATACTGACCTTAAAGATTACATTGAAAATATCATTGGCGAACCATTGGCACCAGAAGGCGCATCGTCACGCAAGTTGAAGATTTCTAATGCAATGGTCAGTATCATTAAAACAACACTCAAAGGCACACCAGAAGCTGCCAAGTTTGCACAGACAATTGAGAATGCCAAGAACCTGAATGAACAGAAACGTTACTTCATTTCAGATTATGGTTTTAAAAACATGGTTGATTTCGTAAATGGAAAGACTGACAAGTTAATTCCAGGTGAGAACTATGAGAAACATAATCTGACCAATATCACAGAGTGGTGGCGTAAGAAGGCTATCAATCGATTTGATACTTTGAAAACAGAAGGCCGTATTCGTACAGAACAAGAAGTTTGGACTGGTGATAAAGTGCTTGACATTATTCGGTAATTCTGGTAGGATAAATACTCCATTAAACATCGGAGTATTTAAATGGCTGGCAACGCAATTGAAACTGCAAAACAGGAAAATGGCTCAAGAGTGTATTTTGAACTATACATTGAAAAAAATGTGAGAGATTTTTCCACTCTATCTAAAGCTGTTAAGAAGGTTTATCCAAATGTCAATAATGAATGGATGGAATCTTATGAAAAACAAGCTGCGGCATTGAAAGCCTATATTGGCAGTAGTAAGGGTTATGAATATTCCCGTGATGATGGATTCATGCCATTTATTGAACGTATAGCTAAATCTAATTGTGGTGTAAGTGTTAAAGACCGTTGGGATCCTGCTGACATATACATGGTTAAAAAGAACAAGAAAAACGACATACAAAAACGATTGGTTGAGTTGACTAAAGGCGCTGATAAAGAAACAAATCTTTTGGCTCTAAATGATTATATGCGTGGTTTAATGTCTAATTTAGATATGTTACCAGTATCACTTAAAGCAATTAAAAAGAGTACATCAACAGCTAAAGTTGAACCTGCTAATGCTGGTGGTAAAGGTCCTAAATTGGACATTAAAGTTGTTCCTGGTTCTGTCAAATGTATTTTGGACTTTGGTCATAAAAATGATTTTGAGTTTGATACAGGTGAGTTTGCATTTGACTTTAGAGTGGGTGATGAAGAAATCCACGGTCAAGCAAGAAATTTCCAGTATTCAGTTGCTCGTAATTTGGTACAAACTGATTTGACACCAAAAGGTCGTTCAGGTGGTGCCAAGTTAGGTAAAGTATCTTCCGAAGCACTTGACACATTCTTACGTAAAGCTGGATTACCTAGACCTGCTTCTGCTTCTAAAGACCCGAACATTGATGCACCAGGCCAATGGACTGATGCTAACATTAAATACTGGGTTAAATATATTGAAAATCTGATGAATTTTAAAATTGCAGGACAACCAATTGACCTTGGCCAATTAAAAGTTCGTATGAATGGTAAAGAAACTTCTGGTGCAGAAGAAGTTATACGTAATGCAATTCTATCTGAAGATAAAACAAGAAGTTCTGCTGGTAGGTTCTCATCAAAATTAATTGGTCTCCGTTGGGCATACACATGGGTTTTAATTGAGAAAAAAGGAATGATGGAAGATTGGTTGAAAACTTTATACTATGGCGCCAAAAAAGAATTTGGTGGCAAAAACGGCCCATTTTTAAAAATATACTAAAATGAAATTCACACAATTTTTAACCGAATCAAAAAAAGAAGGTGCTAACCTTCACCTAGAACACATTGAAGACGAAGTTCTGAATCGTGGTGTTTCTGGTGCTAGAGATGCAATCAACTTCTTGCAATCTCTCCGTGATATGCTTGCTGGCCATGCCAATTCTAAAGTGAATCTGACTACTAAATGGGATGGTGCACCTGCTATTTTCTGTGGTATTAATCCAGACAATGGCAAATTCTTTGTTGGTACAAAAGGTGTGTTCAATGCCAATCCTAAGTTAAACTACACCGATGCAGACATTGATGCGAACCATGCTTCAGAAGGATTAAATTCCAAACTTAAAATTGCATTACGTTATTTGCCAAAATTAGGCATCAAGGGTGTATTACAAGGCGACATGATGTTTGCTAAAGGTGATATACAGAACAAAACAATTGATGGTGAAGACTACATCACATTTCAACCAAATACAATTGTCTATGCTGTGCCTGCTGATTCTAAGTTAGCGCAAATGATGTTAGCTGCTCAGATGGGTGTGGTGTTTCACACTTCATATACAGGTAAAACATTCTCTGATATGAAAGCCTCATTCAACATTGACATTAAGAACCTTACAACAACCAAAGATGTTTGGTTCCGTGATGCTTACTTTGTTGATGCATCTGGTACTGCCTCATTTACCGAAGAAGAAACAAGAACAGTTACATCTATCCTGTCTCAAGCCGGCAGAACCTTTCAAACAATCAATTCATTAAACTTGAATCGAATTTCAACAAGTGATGTTATTCTTACATATATTAAAACATTCAATAACACCAAAGTGCGTGAAGGTCTGAAGATTAAAGACACAAGAGCTCACACACTAGAGTTGATTCGTTGGGTTGAGGCTAAATTGAATAAAGACATTATTGATGCCAAGAAGGAAGAAACTAGACAGAAACGTATCAAAGAGAAAACAGAGATTATGCGTTTCTTTCGTAATGCGTCAACAGACTTGAAAAACATTTTTGATTTGATGAATCAGTTGGTTGATGTTAAGAATATGATTGTTAAGAAGTTGCAACAAATGAAACAAGTAACCAATACATTCTTACGTACTGATGATGGTTTCAAAGTTACCAATCCAGAAGGTTTTGTGGCAGTTGATAGGTTAAAAGGTAATGCTGTTAAGTTGATTGATAGACTGGAATTTGCTCATGCTAATTTTAATGCCGCTAAGAATTGGAGCAAGTAATGGATAAGAAATTTGATTTAACCGAAATCTTAGCCGAGTATGGTGAAGACGACTTTGGATTTACGGCAACTGACGAAGAAGAATACAATGCGGTTATTGCAGAAAAAGATGAAACAGTTGAAGAATACAAAGCAAGATTAGAAGCAGTTGAAAAGTTGATTCTGCCTTTCTTAACTAGGTTGTTAAAGACTGCTGACCAACCGATTATTAAGTGGCCTAACCGCAAGCCGGCATTAGAGGCACAAATTCAAAAGATATTAAACCTAACACGAGGTTGAAATGAAATTTACCGAATTCGATGAACTAATGGAAGCAGCCTATGCAGGCAATATCGGTATCATGGAACTGATTAAGTTCAAAAGTAATGCTAGTCCAGAACAGAAAAAACAGTTTGATGACCATGTGAAGAACAAGCGCCACAAAGACGCATGGAAGATGGTCCAAGACGTTACTGGAGTCAAACTACATAAGAGTGTGCATGAAGAAATTAAACCTGATATCCTGCCTAAGTCTGGCGCAGGTGCATGGGGAACAGATACTCTGGCAAACAACTATAAAAAAGGCACGCCAGGCCAAAACATTACCTCATTTAAAGACTACAAAACAACTAAGTAAACCAACTGGAGTATATTATGAAAGATTTGATAATCGGTGCAAGTACCAACTATGATTGGGACAAATTAAAATATTGGATTAATTCCATTAATAAATCAGGATTTGAAGGTGATAAAGTCCTGATTCTAATGAACTGTGATGCAGCCACAGTTAAAAAAGTTAACGCAGCAGGTTTTAAAGTTATTGGATTCAACCAAGATTCCGATGGTAACTTGACCTACAAATCAGAAATGCCAATCCACGTTGAGCGATTTGGCCATATCTACGAATATCTCCGCAAAAATGAATATCGTTACGTCATTACGACAGACGTAAAGGATGTTATTTTCCAATCCAACCCTATTGACTTCTTAGAAGCAAATTGCCTTAGACATAATCTGGTGTTTTCTTCTGAGAGCATGTTATACAAAGACGAACCTTGGGGCAACCAAAACCTGTTGGAGACTTTTGGCCCTTATGTACACGGAATTTACAAAGAAAATGAAATCTATAATGTTGGTGTTCTTGCTGGTACTGGCTCTGCGGTGCGTGATTTGGCAATTAACATCTTCACCATGGCAGCAAACTGTCCGATACCAATTTGCGACCAATCAACATTTAACTTCATGGTCTCTATGAGTCCTTATAAAGAAACTTCTCTCTATACTCAATCAGAAACAGGTTGGGCTTGCCAGTTGGGCACAACAGCAGACCCAACTAAGATTAATCAATTTAAACCATATCTGTTAGAACCATCTCCTTCTATGTACCGAGGTATTGTGACCACATCAAAAGGAATTCCATACCATATTGTTCATCAATATGATAGAGTGCCTGAAATGCGCCGGATGATTGAGGAGAAATACGGTGAGTAACGCATTAGTAATGGCAGGTCATGTAAGAACCTTTAAAAGTATCGCAGAAGAACTAACACATTTTATTCGCTTCAATGAATTGGATGTGTATCTGTATATTTGGGATGAAGGCAACCAAGATGAAATTGATTTTGTTGTTAAGACTTTGAAACCAATCAAATGGAAGGCAGAGAAGAATGAAACCTATCTGCCAGAATTCCTTGAGGCTGAACAAAGAATTTTAACAAAAAATCCAAAAGAACTTATTACTCCAGATAAAAACTTTGCAACACTATCGATGCACTTTGCACGTAGAAAAGCATTTGAGTTGATTGAAAAAGAATATAATAATGTTGTATTCTCCAGATTTGATACACATATGAATGCCTTCTGAGTCAGAGCAATTGTTTCTGAATTTCCTGATGCAGTTGTTACACCAACCAATGAGCAGTATGGTATGGTATCTGATATCTTTGCTATTGTTCCATGGAAATATGCAGACAACTACTTCTTCTACCCACGAGCAGAAGATATATTGTCACGTAGATTCAATAAGAAAATGAAAGAATGGCTATCAGTTAAATTCTTTTGGGAGAATGGTCAAAGAGATATCCGCTTACATGATGAGAATAGATATTGCCCACACATGTTGTGTATGAGAAACTTTTTTGAAACAAACACACCATATACTGTTGTTGATTTGCCTGTATTTTTAAGAAGATAATATGAAAATTGCTTTATGTTTATCTGGCCAAGCCAGAAGTTTCAAACAAGGTTATGAATACTATAAAAGAAACCTATTAGACAAACATGATGTGGATATATTCATTCACACATGGCAAGCTGAAGGCCTTGAAGAACTCCGTCAGTTGTATAAACCTGTAAAGATGGTGGTTGAGAAACCATTGGTTGGTAATTTTGATAAGAAGTACACAAACACACCAAATGCACAGGCACACCCATCACGCTTCACGGTGGCTATGTTGTATTCTATTTTCCAAACTATGTTGTATAAGACAGAACAGGAAATGGATAAAAAGTTTCTGTATGATTGGGTTATCAAGTCACGTACAGATTATGCCTTGAATGTGGAGATTCCATTTGCAGATTTGGATCCAACTAAGTTGTATATTCCAAATTGCAGAATGGTGCCTGAACGTGATTTTGGCAATGACCAATTTGCATTTGGTAATTCAAATGTGATGAATCGTAGAATGTCAATTTACTTGAATATGGAACACTACTATGACCAAGGTGTTCAGATGATTGGTGAAGATATGATGAGAGCTCATCTACACCACCACAGTCTTATTGGTGAGAATCTAGTTTATGTGAACATGAACAACCCATTTCCACCTGGCCAATTTAACGGCACTTGGCATAGTTTAATTAGGGATGATGCTGCCGAATGGAAGAAAAAGTAATTAAAGAACTTAAAGGACATTCTGGTAGTAAAATCTATCTAATGTCCGATAAGTATAAAAAATTCATTAGAAAAGTTGGTAACACGGAAAGAAACTATGAGAGATTAACTTCTCTAGCTAGTTATTATCCTGTACCAAACATATTTGAGTATAAAGACTCCGTGTTAGATATGGAATATATTCATGGCCTAGACATGAAGAACTATCTGTTATCTGGTTCAACACAGAATTTAACCAATTTTCTATTAGATATATTAAGTAGTTTTGCAGATAGTGTGGTTGACAAAGACTACACAGAGGTGTATAATAAGAAGTTGGAATGGGTTGATAAAGAAGATTTGCCTTTTACCAAAGACGAATTGATTGCTAAGTTGCCTAAAATTCTACCACAGTCACAGTATCATGGTGATTTGACTTTGGAGAATATACTGCATACAAGCAACGAATTCTATATGATTGACGCAGTTACTATTGAATATGATTCATACATATTTGATATTGCTAAACTCAGACAGGATTTAGAATGCAAATGGTTTCTACGTGATACAAACCTGATGTTAGATGTTAAGTTGTCAAGCATACAGAAAAGAATTCTAAAAGAGTTTCCATTAGCCAACAATGATTATATTCTAATATTGATGTTGTTGCGAGTGTACCTACACACAAAACCAGGCGACATGGAAAGACAATTTATAGTGAAAGAGATTAATAGATTATGGAAGTAATTGTACCGGCCGCAGGCCTATCAACTAGGTTTCCAAATATGAAACCGAAATATCTTCTGTTGGATAAGAATGGCAGAATGATGTTAGCTAAATCCATCAACCCATATTTGTCTGAGGGTCACAATGTTACTGTTGGTATTCTTCAGGCACACATTGACAAATACGATTCTTACAACCTTTTAAAGGCTCAGTTTGGTGATAAGATTAACATTATTGTTATTCCAAAAGTAACAAGTGGTCCTGCTGATACTGCCTATCAGATTATCAAGGCTACAAACATATCTGAAGACTCTGAGTTTTTGATTAAAGATTGCGATAGTTATTTTACACATACCAATACACCAGGCAATTATGTCTGTATCAGTAGAATTGCAAACCATTTCATGTTAAGTAATTTGGCTGCCAAGAGTTTCGTGGTTTCAAATGAACAAGGCATTATTACTGATATCATTGAGAAGAAAGTGGTATCTGATAAGTTTTGTGTTGGTGGTTATAAGTTTGAATCTATCAAACTCTATGTTGATACATATGAGAAGTTGAATAGTAATGTACATAATGAAATTTTTGTTTCACACATCATACAGGAATGTCTAATGAACGATTGTATCTTCTTTGAGAAGGATGTACAAGGTTATAATGATGTTGGAACAATAGAAGATTGGCAGAAATATAATGAGTCTCTTACCTGATAAAAACCTAATCATTGTCACATCGGCATTGGCACCAAACATAGGTGTTATTCCAAATGAAGACAGATATAAACAAACGATTGATTCGTTGGTGTCTCTACGTAAACACTTTCCAAATGATATCATTTTATTTACTGATGGTTCACCAAATGAAGTTGACCAAAAATGGTTAGAAAACATTTCAAACCATGCCGACATTATGGCAGTGTGGCACCAAGACAAAGATGTGAACCACTATGCAAGCGGTGGTATGAAAAGTCAGGCTGAACTTGTGTTGTTAATGAAAACAATTAATGTGTTGTACAACAATCCAGACTTGATGAGTATGATGCATAGTGTTAAACGTATCTTTAAATACTCGGCACGTACAGTATTGCTTGATGAGTTTGATTTAAAAGAGTATGATGGTCTATTTGGAAAGTATGTGTTTAAGAAGGCCATTCCATCTTGGATGCCTGATGAAGCTAAGTTGATGTTAACAGACCACTTGTACATCACTAGGATGTATTCATTGTGCCCATCATTGGTGAAGGATTACATGGCAACTTTGATGGCTTGTTTAGAAAACACTAATCAAGGAATGGATACAGAACACGCACACCACATGAACATAGATAAACGATACGTGATTGAATTTGATAAACTGCATTGTTCTGGCATCATGGCCAGTACAGGCGCAACTGAGGTATATTAATATGGATTTAAAAGAATACTGGCTAAACAACACCGGCAAAAAGATTACAAAGTGGACTCATTACTTTTGGGTATATGACCGACACTTTGCGGCACTACGAGATAAACCAATTAAGATGTTGGAGATTGGTGTATTGAATGGTGGTTCATTGGAGATGTGGAAGAAATACTTCCATCCTGATAGTACAATCGTAGGTATTGATATTACACCTAGTTGTAAAGACTTTGAAGATGCTGAGAATAATGTTCATGTCCGCATCGGTGACCAATCTGATCCAGAATTCTTACAAAGCCTTGTAGATGAATTTGGTGAGTTTGATTTGGTTTTGGATGATGGCAGTCACCGTGTTGACCATGTGAACAAAACATTCCAGTCCTTGTATCCAAAGATTGCTAAAGATGGTGTTTACTTCATTGAAGATACACATGCGGCATATTGGAATTCTCATGGAGGTTCTATTGACCATCCAGATTCAATCAACAATGTGGCCAAGACCATGATTGATAAGTTGAATGCAGACCACACCAAAGGTCAAATTGCACCAGATTTCTTCACACATGAAACAAAGTGCATGTCGTGTTATGATAGTATTGTGGTGTTTGAGCGTGGTAATGTGGGTGCTAAAATCCCACAAGAGTATGGCGGACCAAAATCTGATGAGGTTTTGATTATCAGAACTCACTAAATACTAAATAAGACATTAACAACTGCTGCAGAGGCGGGACATGAAATTTAGAGAATTTATTACTGAGAATAAAGAGAAACATGCGGTCATGGCGTTTGGCCGTATGAATCCACCAACGACCGGACATGAAGTCTTGGTCAATAAGGTTAAATCAGTTGCCAAACAAGTTGGTGGTTCTCATCACATCATTCTGTCCCATTCACAAGATGCCGATAAGAATCCTCTTACTGCGGCACAAAAAGTAAAACATGCCAAAAGGTTCTTTCCAGATACAAATATATCTGTTGCAACCAAAGAAGAACCAAACTTCTTAACACAAGCAGCCAAGTTACACAAACAAGGTGTAACACATCTACACATGGTTGCAGGCGCTGACCGCACCGCAGAGTATCACAAACTGTTGCACAAATACAACGGGACACATGAAGGTGCTCTTTTTAACTTCAAAAAGATAACTGTACATAACGCAGGTGAACGTGACCCTGATGCTGAAGGTACAGAGGGTATGTCTGCTTCAAAGATGCGTAAACATGCAGGCTCTGGTAATTTTGAAGACTTTAAACAAGGCATTCCAAAACACATACCAGAACATCACGCTAAAGAATTGTACCATGATGTCCGCAAAGGCATGAGTATCAAAGAGTCTATTGACCTAAACGAAGAATTTCAACAAATCCTTTTAGAAGGTGTACATGACCAATCAATCTTCAAAGCTGTTTTCTTAGCAGGTGGTCCTGGTTCTGGTAAAGATTATGTGTTAGACAATACACTTGATGGCCAAGGCCTGACTGAAATTAACTCTGACAAGGCACTTGAGTTCTTAATGGACAAAGAAGGTCTAGACAAGATGATGCCTGTTGATGAGACAGAGAAACGTGATATTGTCCGTGGTCGTGCAAAGAATGTTACAGAATTGCGTCAACAACTCGCCTTGTTAGGTCGCAATGGCTTGATTATTAATGGCACTGGTGATGATGTAGTTAAAACAAAACGCATCAAAGACCAATTAGAAAAACTTGGTTACGATACTGCCATGTTGTTGGTGAATACAAGAGATGATATCTCCGCTCAAAGAAATATTGAACGTGGCCAACGTGGTGGTCGTGCGGTACCAGAACCAATTCGTAAAGAAAAATGGGATAGTGTACAGTTAGCACGTACTGAATATGCTAAAATGTTTGGTGATAACTATAAAGAATTTGATAACTCTGAGGACCTAAGACAAGCCGATCCTGAAACAGTTAAAGCAAAGAAGTCTGAGTTGTTACAATTATATACAGGTTTTAAAGAATTTGTTTCTACACCACCAAAATCACCTGAGTCTCAATTTTGGGTTGCTAATGAGTTGGATAAGAAAGACACATTACCAGTTCAAACTGATGGTGCTGAACAACTGCCTGCTGCTGGTGATGCAGCTGCTGAAGAAGCAAGAAGTCTTGGTCTACAATATTATGGTTTTGGTAGATACGGCAAAAATGGTAAAGTTACACATCGTTCTGTACATGGCCAATTGGTTTTGGTTAATAAAGAAGAACCAAAACAACCAAAGATTCCTGTGAATAGTTCATCACAGAAACCTGCTAAACCAGTTGTTAAAGAATCATTTAGTAACTTCATCAAAGAATCTGTTACAGTATCAATTACTGGTGATACGGCTGAAGAAGTTAATAAGATGTTTTCTATGATGCAAGGTGTTACACCAAAAGAAGAAACTCAATCTGAACAGTACCAATTTACAGATACTACTGAAGTATTGACACTCGGTTCAAGACACGAATCTGTTGGTGATAGACCTGACAGTATGACATTTACTAATGATGATATTCTCATTGAAAAACATGAGGTGATGAGAGACAAAGATGGTAAGGTGCGTATTTTCATGCTTAGAAATTCAGCAGCAAAAGAAGCGCACACTAAGAATGGAACCATTGTTAAATACAAGAATGGTTATGTTGTTAAACTTAATGGAGAAAATAAAAATGCTAAATTATCTGAAGAAATTATTCCAAACCAAACCAAAAGAACAAGCTTCTTCTGTGAGTCCAGTTCAGGAAGAAATCGTAGTGCCGGTGCCAGTGGTAGAACCAACACCGGAACCAGTGCCAGTTCCAGTACAGGAAGTTGTTGTGGAACCAGCACCTGCACCTGTGACACCAAGCACACCACCGAAGAAACAACCCGTAGCAAAATCACGCTCGCAGAAATCCGCACCCGCCAAAAAGAAAAAGTAATTGAGTCTATCAATAATGGTGAATCTGGTCTTTCAATGGCATCATCTGGCGAAAACCTTGGCCGTGGTACAACAAGAATTAAGACATTAAAGAAACCATTAGAAGAATTGACTGGCGATGAAACAACCATGAGTATCGGTGACCAAAAAGAAGGCGAACTGAAACGAATTGGTATTAATCTTAAAACATTTAAATCAAAGAAGTTTGTAGGATGAAATCATTTAAAGCATTCATAACAGAAACGCCTGCTTGGACACGAAAAGAAGGCAAGAACCCTGAGGGTGGTTTAAACCGCAAGGGTATTGCTTCTTATCGTGCTGCAAATCCAGGTTCTAAACTTTCAATGGCAGTTACAACTCCACCATCAAAGTTGAAACCTGGTTCTAAGGCCGCAAATCGTAGAAAATCATTCTGTGCTCGTATGGGCGGCATGGAAGGTCCAATGAAAAAACCAAACGGCGAACCAACACGCAAAGCATTAGCTTTAAGAAAGTGGAACTGCTAAATGGCACAATGGAAAGTTGAAACTGGTGCGTTAGACCCAAAAATATCATCACACTATGAGGTGATGTATTTGGCTAATGGTGCTTTGGGCGCATTAGTTTCCACAACCAATCCGCTACCAGTTTCTATTGGCTCAAATAATATTAATATTGTTGGTAATATAGCAATACCTACAACTGTTAATGTATCAAGTTCACCATCAAATCCAGTGCATACTCATGTAACAGAATTTGGAAATGTTAATATTTCAGGAACTTCATTACCAGTAACACTTTCAAACATTATAACAGTAATTGCAGAAGAGGCTTCTGGTAATTTATTTTCATTCAATAACCATGATATAAATGTGCATCGTGGTTGGACAATGGATGATACTATGAGGCCAGTTGTTAGTATACGAGTTTCTAATACTGCAACAAGTATAACAGACTTAGCAGAAATAATGGAATATGAGATTGGTAATAATAATGCAAATCAAAGTACCATAGTATATGAATGGTATGAAGGTGAAATTGCTATAAGTGGTGCCGCAATTCCTGCATGGGATTCAGTAGGAACAAAATGTCAGTATCGTGTGTATCAAGACAAAAACAGTATTAATAATGGAAACACATTTACACCAAATGGTGCAGTTATGCGGCATAGTGGTATTATCATTGGTAAAAATTCTGATGCTGATGAAGGCCCCGCCACGCTCAAAGGTGGTGCAACGCCAAACATGCTTACACTTTGCATGAAAAGAGTTGACAATTCCACCAAACTTGATGTTTGGTTTGCATTTACAATTAAAGAATTAACATAAAAACAAAAACAGGAGAAACTTATGTATTCAGATAACAAACAAATTCGTGATGTTGCAGATGTTGCTGCACGAATCATGGCTGGTTTACCACCACTTGAAGAAAAATTGCATCCAAATCAACAAAAGATTGATGTGGTTGACGATGAAAAGATTGATGGTAAAGATTTTGCCAAACTTCGTAAGATGAAGAAGGAAGAAATCGAGATTGAAGAAGAAAGTCATCAATCTAAGACTACAATGAAACACATTCCAAATCCAACACCTGCACAAAAACAAGCAGCTAAAGATATTAAACCTGGCGTTGGCGGTTATCGTGACCGTATTGATATGCTTAAAAGTGCCGGCGTTAAAGAAGAAGTTGAGTTGGATGAAGTTAAGATGGCTGATTTGCCATCAACTAAAGTACAAGGTCGTGCATATGGTTCATCTAAACCAGAAGCAAGCGCATTTGATGTACTAAAAGGACCAAAAGATAAAGAATTGAAATCTATTGAGTCTGAGAAGAAGAAAAAGAAAATGTCTGAAATGGTTGCCACATATAAAGATGGCGGCATGAAGGCATTCTTTGAGTCTATTGAGAAAGAGGAAATGATTTCTGAAGAACCTGATTCTGCTCAATTCGCAAAAGAATTGGAAGACCAAAAGAAACGTGCAGCTGGTACTAAACCACAAGCTGAAGTTGCTAAACCATCTGTTCAAGCAGTTCAACAAGAAGCAACTGAACAAGACATTCAAGTTATCAATGCAGATGGTGCCAACGGTGTTGACCAAGTTAACATTGAAGAACGTACATTGACTGCCGGTGAGACAAAGAAGAAAGAAGAAATTGTTAAATCTATGAAAAAAGGTTTAGCAGGTTTCAAAGACCGATACGGCGATAAAGCTAAATCTGTAATGTATGCAACTGCAACTAAGCAGGCTAAAAAAGACTAAAATGAAAAAATGGTCTGAATTGCGTGAAAGATGTTGGCCTGGCTACAAATCTGTGCCAGGTAAAAAAGCATACTCACCTGGTTCTTGTGTGAAAGAATCTCCTACTATTGAAGAAGATTTGCGTAAATGGTTTAGTAAAACGGATCCAAAAGGTGGTTGGAAAAGGATCAATAGTAAGGGTGAAGCAATTGGCCCTTGTGCAAGAGAACCTGGTGAACCTAAGCCTAAGTGTATGTCTAACGAAAAGAGAGCTTCTTTAAGTAAAAAAGAAAGAGCATCTGCCGTTGCGTCTAAAAGAAAACATGACCCTAATCCTGAGAGAAAAGGTCCACCAATAAATGTGTCTAACTTTGGAAAAGGAAAGATAAGCGAAGATATGGAAAACTTAAACGAAAAAAATGTACCAACAAGTCCAGAAAAATGGGCTCAGGCAAAAGCACAGGCTAAATCTAAGTTTGATGTTTACCCTTCTGCTTATGCCAATGGTTGGGCTGCAAAGAAATATAAAGCAATGGGTGGCGGTTGGAAATCAGTCAATGAAGTTAAAGAAGTTGGAGATGATCCAACTGGTGATACCCCACCTGATAATCTTGTAAGAAAAGGTACTAAGGTTGTTGCTAAGCAGACGCAATTTGAAGAAACAGAGATGCTTGATGAACTATCTAACAATTTGTTATCTCGTTACAAATCTGCTGCTACTAAACAATCTTCAAGTCTTGGTAAAGAAATGCAATCTGATTCCAGTAAGACCAAAAAGAATACAGAAATACAGAACAAGAGGTTTTCAGGTACTATGAAAGCAACTAATAAACAATTTGCTAACGATATGAAAAACGAAGCTAAGGATCCTGGTGAATATGACCAAGAAGGTGACATGGCTATGACACAATTGCGTAGTATTATTTACCACGCACAAGAGTTGCATGACCAATTAGATGAGAACGATAACCTTCCAGAATGGGTACAATCTAAAATTACTTTAGCACAAGATTATATGCAAACTGCCCATGATTACATGTACTCACAGAAGAATGTAACAGAAGAAGTTGAATTGACTGAAGGTCGTCCATCACAACGCCATCCATTGGAAGGCCATGAGTATCATAAGAAGTCTGATGAGGCTTTGGTACACATTGCTAAAGACGCACATGCAGCTGCTGAAGCAATGAAGTCACACAATCCAACTGCTGAGAACAAGTATCGTGACCAAGCCAATGATTCTGCAACAGTAAGACACTATCGTAAGACACATGGTATGGCTGATTGGTACAAAAAAAAGTATGGTCACATGAATGAAAGTGATGCATACGATAAAGATGTTAAACCTTCTGATAAACCACATGATAAAGAAGCCGCTGCAAAGCGTGCTAAGATTGCCGCAGTAATGGCAAGAAAGAAAATGGCTAAAGAAGAAGTTGAACAATTGGATGAGTTGTCGCCTAGTACCTTACAGAGTTACAAAGTTGCTGGCCACAAGAAGTATGATAGTATTAGAAATAATACTGATGCTGATTCGATGGCTAAGAAATCTAAATTGGAAAAAGGTATTAAAACTGCTCATGCCAAGCAATTTCCATCTAAACCTGCAGCACCTGCACCAAAGAAAGACCCTAATAGTCGTGGTTACGAACAAGGTCGTTATATGGGCGACAGCGTTGAACACGATGAATCATTAGTAGAAGGCGAAAGTTGGAAGGTAGATACAGGTTGGAAGAAATCTAAGTCGGATGAAGTTACAGATAAGTCTGGTGCAAAACATACAGCAATGTCTAGAGCAAAACATTTGGCCAAAATGGCTGCAAAGAAGAATGCTAATCCAACTAAGTCAATGCGTGAAGATGCAGAACCTGTTGAGAAAGAACCTGAAGAAGCACCAAAGAAAAGTCGTAAGGCTCAAATTGTTAAAGATGCTAAGAAATCTAAAACCGCATCAGCTGATAAGTTTCAATCGGAACCAGAATTAGGTTCCACTATCACTAAAAATTATTGAGTGGTTGACAGGTATAAATAAACAATCAAATCAGACAAATAGGAGAACAATATGTCTTTATGGGGAAATTTAGATGCCGCTAACAATGCGCCAAAGTTTGCTGGCACTGGCGGTATCGGCTTAACAGCCAACACACAACAATTATTTTCAAACACAACATTCGCTACAACAAGCACTTCTTTAGGTAGAGCAGGCCAAGCAATTGGTGTTTTCGGACTTAGTGCTTTAGAAGCATCCAATACAGGTGCTGGAAAAGCTAATACAGCTGGTGCTCATGCTGGTTGGGTAATGCGTAAAGAAGGCACTGGCGGTCGTGCTGGTCGTATTCAAACAGAAACATTGGTTGCTATGGGCTCAATGACTGGTGACTTTGCAACTGCAAACACCACTTATCCAGGTATCTAATGCGATTCTCTGAATATATCCGTGAAATGGAAATTGGTGCGGTCTCAGGACCTGCACCAACACCATCACTCATGGATACAAATTTAGATAGTCTGAATAAGCGTTTGGATTATGATACTGATGAAAAGTTTTTATCTCCTGAGTCTGGTATACAAAGGATTCGTAGAGTGTTGCACTTGTATGGTTATGACATGCCAGCACTTTACGATGCCGATCCAGAAGGAGATGAGGTGGTACTCGACCTAGATACGGATTTAGGCGTGTACATTTTATATACTCTCACCGATGATAATGATTATGAGTTTTATGCTGAGATTGGCCATGAAAGTCGTATGCAAGAGCTTTTATCGGATGAGGAAGAACCAGAAGAAGAATAAATGTCCTTTGATGATTTGACAAATGAAAATATAATGATGTATGCAATGAAAGCTTATGATAGGCCTAATTGTATAATGAGTGAGTTTAAAGACGATTTAAAACGATTTAATTACCTAAAGAGATTATTCCTTAGGTACCGTAAATATGATGAAATGAGAGAACAACTGGTAATAAACCATCTAGTTGTTCTCTATAACGTTTTTGGACCAGAAGTTGCAACAAGAATGTTGTTTTTCAAAATGTCAAAAGAAGACTATTCGGCACTTAAAACATACTTGATATTTTTAAGTATTATGCCAGATAGAGTGAAAGGTATTAAAGGACATGATATCATATCTTCGGAGATTCCTGTAGACCAAAAAGTTGTGGATGTATTAAGGGATATCAAATGAAACCGGTTAAAGAAGATGTTGGTGCCGGTGTACCAACAAATAATGTAAGTGGCGGCCAAGTAGCCGCTCTTGGCGTTGGCCCACAAGGTGAACCTGGCGTTAAGAAGAAAAAGAAGGGTGTTCCTTCTTTCACAACATTCATTAAGAGAAAAGCGAATGTGGCTTCTTAATTGGTTACCAAATTGGATATTCTATGCGATGGGGTTAATCGGTGTATTAACCTTGGTGGTTACATACTTCATTAAGTTCTTACCAATTCCATTCGTTTACATGTACAAAACTCCATTGCAGTTGTTATCGATTGCAATGATTGTTATTGGCACATTCATGGCTGGTGCAATATATGATAATGAAGCATGGCTTGCCCGTGTCAAAGAATTAGAAGCTCAGGTAGCTGAATCTGAAAAGAAATCTGTCGAGAAAAATGTAGAGATAGTAGAGAAGATTGTACATAAAGAAAAAGTCATCAAAGAAAAAGGTGACGATATCATTAAGTATATTGACCGAGAAATAGTTAAAAAAGAAGAAGTTATTAAGTACATTGAAAACTGTCCAGTACCAAAGGACATTATTGATGCACATAACGCAGCAGCTGCAATGGGTAAAAAATGAAAGTTGTTATATTAACTATTACTCTTTTGTTGTCTGGTTGCACTATGTTTGTTCCTGTCAAAAGGAATTTCCCCGAAGCACCTGTTACTTTAATGGTTAAATGTCCTCAGTTAGAAACTGTACAAGGTGATAAAGTTGCTATAACGGATATGTTGAAGACTATTGTTAACAACTACCGTTTATATTACGAATGCTCTAACCGTGTTGAAGGTTGGGGTGATTGGTACGTAGAACAAAAGAAAATATTCGATAGTGTTAAATAAAGGATAAGATATGAAACTAATAATTATTCCATTGAGCCTTCTATTGTTAGTTGGCTGCGCTAGTAAAGATTATGCAGTATATGTTGATGCTCAAAAGTCTATGTCTAAAGACCTAACAATCAGCGAGACCGCAAGACTTGCCGCTTTGACAGATATGGCAAAGAATTCCGATCCAGCAGTTCGTGCTACTGGTATCATGTTATTGCAACAACTACAACAAGGTAGTAAAACTGTCACAGTTGAACCACCTAAGAAGAACTGGTTGGGTCTTTAAGGATATAAAATGGAATTAACAGTACAACAATTAAAACAACTATTACCAAAGAATCCATATGTGGATCATTGGCACCATGCATTAGAACAGTTATTGCCTGACTATGAAATCAATACGCCAGAACGTATTGCAGCCTTCATTGCTCAATGTGCTCATGAATCTGGTGGTTTCACAGCACTCAAAGAGAATTTGAATTACAAAGCCGCATCTTTACGTAAACTATTTCCAAAGTATTTCCCTGATGATGCAACAGCAAGCCACTATGCATCACTACCAAACAAACAAGAAGCAATTGCAAACCGCATCTATGCCAGTCGCATGGGTAATGGTGATGAGGCCTCTGGTGATGGTTATCGGTTCTGTGGTCGTGGTCTGATTCAATTGACCGGCCGTGATAACTATACATTCTTTGCAGGCAGCTTAGAAATCTCTGTAGAAGAAGCAACTGAGTATTTGGCCACATTTGAAGGTGCCGCTCAATCAGCATGCTGGTTCTGGGAAACAAACAAACTTAATCAATGGGCAGACAAAGGTGATATTGTTACATTGACTAAGAGAATCAATGGCGGTACTATTGGACTTGAAGACCGTATCAAACATTATGAACACGCATTACATGTCTTAGGAGTTTAAGATGGCCAAAGAAATTAAAGAAGTAAAGAAAAAAGACGAAGATTGGATGACCAAGAAGTGGCGTCCAATGATGGCAATGATGTACATGACATGTTGTTTGTTCGATTTTGCTTTATTTCCAATCATGTTTACAGTTGTTCAGTTCTGGGAAACACAAGCTGCCAATGATGCATTCAGACAATGGGTTCCAATTACATTGCAAGGCGGTGGCTTGTTCCACGTTGCCATGGGTGCTGTCCTTGGTGTCACAGCATATGGTCGTACACAAGAAAAGGTCGCAGGTGCAGCTAATGTCTCAACCAGTTTACCAACAAGCGGGGTACCAACACCTAGCTTATCTTCGGCAGTACCAACGCCAACCAATTTTGGTGCACCAATGCAGTCAAATGCTTACACACCATCATCCGTTACACCAACAGCGTTCAATGGAACACAACAAGATTTCAATCAACAACCAATCTCAGTAACAGTAGGCTTTGGCGGCAAAATGGCGCCACCACCTGCACCACAACCATTACTCTAAGGAACTATTATGAAAAAAATTATATTTGTAGCAGGTTTATGTTTGGCATTATCAGGTCAGGCAATGGCTGAAGGTGAGACAAAGAAAGTTTGCGTTGACGTTAAAGACAAAGCAGGTAAGGTTGTCAATGACGCCAAAACAGGTAAACCAAAACAGTCTTGCAAAGAAATGAAAGTCCATAAAAAGTTGGAAGGTACTAAAGTGCCTGAGAAGAAGTAATGTCTGACCAAGAGCTTGTTGACTTAAAGGTAGATGTTGGTGTTTTAAAGACCCAAGTATCGACAATAATCATCCTTTGTGATAAGATGGACAAAGTTATTGAAAAGTTAGCTAACGCTCAAGAAAAGATTGTCGAACAAATTTATACCGATATGAGAAAACGAGAGGACGAAAAGGATGCTGATGTGAAAGAATTACATTCACGAATTACCACAATCAGCCGTGAGTTATCTGATAAGGTAGAATTAACTGAGCGTAGAATTATGGATGAAATCAAATGCCTACGTAACGACATTGCCGAACACAACAAGAAAGAAGATTCTGAATTGAAGAAGATTCTCGAATGGAAATGGATGGCTGCGGGTGGTATCGTGGCACTTGCGTGGTTGTTCTCACATGTTAACTTAGATATGCTCGGCAAATTAGTTAATTAAACTTGACAAACATCTTCGAGTGTGTTATATTATGAGTCTATGTCAATATCTACAGATTCAAAATATATCAAACTGGTGTCTTCCCGCTTGCGTAACTTCAAGCAAAAAGATGCCTATCTATGGAACTTCTCTTGCCCTATTTGTGGTGACAGCCAAAAGAACAAATTAAAGGCAAGAGGGTATGTGTTCAAAAAAGGCAATGATTTATTCTATCGTTGCCACAACTGTGGTTCTGGAGTAAATCTTGCCAACCTTCTCAAGCATGTCGATTCAGCCTTGCACAAAGAGTACGTTCTTGAAAGATACAAATCAGGAGAATCTGGAGCGACACGCCTTCTACCAGAAGCGATTTCAGTCCCATCTCCAAGATTTGGAAAAGTCGAGAGAGTTCGTACCTACGAAAAGGCAGAATATTGTGACCGCCTTCAAAGTGGACATTTTTGTTTAGAGTATCTCCAACGCAGGCAGATACCTGAGAAGTATTACAAATCGTTACTATTTACTAATAAGTACAGACAATTTGTAATTGAGGCATTTCCTACGAATGATAAAGAGATTGTAGATGATGCTCGTCTGGTCATTCCCTTCTATGACCAATACAATGAACTGATTGCTCTATCTGGTCGTGCATTAGAAAATTCTAGTGACAAACTACGATATGTGACAGTTAGAACCAATGATAGTACAGACAAACTTATCTATGGTTTGGATAGGGTCGACCTAACCAAACCAGTTAAGATTGTAGAAGGTCCTATCGATTCCCTTTTCCTTAATAACTGTGTTGCCTCTGGTGATTCAAGTCTAGCTATTGCTGCTAAATTTGTTGATGCAGAACAAAAAATATTATTATTTGATAATGAACCTCGAAATAAAGAGATTGTGAAGTTAATGCAAGATGCAATCAAATTAGGTCACAATGTTGTCATTTGGCCTAATACTATGAATGGCAAGGATATTAATGAGATGGTAATGAGTGGCATTTCGGTTGATGAAATTGAATCTATTATAAGTAGTAACACCTTCAAAGGTCTTGAAGCGCAAGCAAAATTTGTTTTTTGGAAGAAAGTATGAGATGAAAGATATAGTTCACGG